GGCCTGCTGCGCGCCGATCAGGAGACTCGTTACGAGGGCTTCCAGAAGGCGATCAATTCGGCGCTGCTGTCCCCCAATGAGGCCCGTGCCCTGGAAGGCCTGGCGCCGCTGCCCGGCGGCGACCTGCTGATCGCCAATGGCAATCTGCGCCCCCTCTCGCAACTGAATGAACAGGAATAGCACCATGCAGATCAAACACCTTAATTTGAGCAGCGCCCGGATCAAAGCGACCAACGATGACAGCCGCACATTCTCGGGTTATGCCTCGGTCTTCGGCGGCGAACCCGATGCCTACGGCGACGTTATCGTCGAGGGCGCTTTCACTGAAACACTGAAAGACCGCAAGCGCCCCGTGCAACTCAAGTGGGACCATTTCGGCCCGGTCATCGGCAAGTTCACCGAGATCAAGGAGGATGACACCGGCCTGTATGTAGAGGGCAGCCTGACCCCAGGTCACAGCGTTGCGAATGACGCATATGCATCCTTGAAGCATGGCAGCGTAAGTGGTCTCAGCATCGGCTACATTCCGGTAATCGAGCGCCAGGACGAAGGCATCCGCTATCTGCACGAAATCGACCTGGTCGAGATCAGCGTGGTGGAGACCCCGGCCGCCATCAACGCCCAGGTCGCCAACGTCAAGTCGGCCATCGACGCCGCCGAATCCCTGCGCGACCTTGAACGCCTGCTGCGCTCCCACGGCCTGTCCAAGTCAGCGGCCACCGCCCTGGTCGCCCGTGTGCGCAGCCTGCAGCAGCCGCCGCAATCGGCCGTGGCCGAACTGGCGGCACGCCTGGCGCGCTAAGTTTTGCAAAAACCGGCGCGATGCCGGTGATCCGGGCACAACGGTTTCGCTGGAGGAAGCCGTGGACGCCCCGCTGCCCGGCGCGATGCCGAGCACGAATGCAGGCACGATGCCTGCGCCACATTCCTCCAGCACCCTACACCCCGCACCAGCGGGTTTTTATTGCACGATCATGGAGTTATGACATGAGTGATCTGGACAAGGCCGTGAAGGCCGTTGAAGATCGCCTGCAAGAGGCGGTCAAAACCCACGAGCAGCAAGTCGCCGAACACGGCAAGGCCACCGCTGCCGTCGAGGCCGAAATGAAGACCCTGGCCGAGGACTGGGCGCAAGCCAAGGCCGAGCAGGCCGAGCGCATCAAAGCCCTGGAACAGCGCCTGGCCGATGCCCCGGCGGGCGATTCCGGCCACGCCAAGAGCGTCGGCGAGCAGTTCGTGGAAAGCGAGCAGCTGGCCCAGTTCAAGTCCGGTGCCGTGGGCCGCGCCACGCTGGAAACCAAGAATACCTTGACCAGCACGCAGGGCCGCCGCAGTGGCCACGTTGACACCCAGGGCGCACCGAATCGGCCGCTGTCGCTGCTGGACGTGATCCCGCAGGGCCAGACCGACGGCAACGCCGTGGAGTATTCCCGCGAGGAAGCAGGCAGCAGCAACAACGCCGGCGGCAAGGCCGACGGCAGCGCGCTGGACGAATCCAAGCTGGATCTTGCCCAGGTAACGGACCCGATTCGCAACGTCGGCACCTACCTGCGCGTGTCTAAGGGCATCATCGAAGACAACGCCGCGCTGGCATCGTTCATCGACCACCGGTTGATGCAGATGGCCGATGCCGCCCTGGAGAGGGGCATCATCACCGGCACCGGCAATAGCGGCACGCTGGGCGGGTTTGCCGCCACCAAGCGCACGGTTGCATTCACCGGTGAGACGGGCGAGGCGATGCAGGAAACCATTAACCGCATGAAGTACGCGGTCTACGGCGCCGAGTATGTGCCGGATTTCGTGATCGTGTCCCCCGGCGATTGGGGCGCACTGGAGCGTGGCGACCTGGCCGGCATGACCGGTGCCCTGAATTACCTGGGCCAGGGCCTGGTCCCACACCTTTGGGGCGTTCCTGTGGTTGCCAGCCCGCATGTGGCCGACGACACCGGCATCGTGGGTTCCAGCACCGGCTGCATGCTGCTTAATCGCAGCGGTATTGCCGTGCAGGCCTACGAGCAGGACGCGGCCAACGCCACTTCGGGCCTGGTCACCCTGGTTGCCGAGCGTCGCTGCGCGTTCGCGGTCTTCGCGCAACGTGCTTTCGCGAGCTGTGACGACTTGACGCCGACCTGATCGGTGCAAGCCATTGGGGGCGGGAGCTTTTCCCGCCCCCTTTCCCGGAGGATGTTCAATGTCGTTTCGTCTTCACATGGACAATGCATTTCGCTATGACGCCGGCATCCGCGGCCAGCTCACTCGCGATTGTAAGCGTGTCGTGGGCAAGCACAACCTGCAGCAACCCGCGGACTACATCGACGCACTAGCCATCGCCGCGGCCGACATTCGGTATCACGCGAAACTGTTTGACTGCATGGCCGAGTACGCCGAGCGCCGCCAGTTCGAGCGCCGGGCGGAAACCTGCCGTACCAAGCGCGAGTTCCTGCAGCGGCTCAAGCAGCGCGTGCGCGCATGACGAGGCATACAGTCGGCGACGGCCGCGGCCGACGACGCGTCTTCGTGGACGGTGCCGAGGTAGCGCACCCCATCTGGGCGGACACCCAGGCCGGGATCGTCGAATGCTATACCGAACCTTTGCGCAAGACTTCTGACGACGAACTGGCCACTGAAATTGTCCGGGGCCGCGTCGAGGTCGTGCCGTATGGAGGATGTCACATGAAAATCAAAGCCGCCCGCCTGATCACCGGCCCCACCACCGGGCGTATCGAGAAGGGCGAAATCCGCGACCTGCCGACGGCGCAGGCCCAGCGCCTGATCGCACTGCGCATGGCCACCAAGGCCCTGCGCCCTGAACCCGAAACACCCGAGGCCGCCGCGTACCCGACCAAGGCGATCCACGATGCGCCGACCGAGCCGGAAGGCCGGAACTACCGGACGAAGCAATGCAAATCGAAGTAGTCGAAGGCCCTGAGTATTACCAGAACTACCTGGCCAGCATGGCGGTCCACTGGCTGCGGCTGGACGAGCTGAGCGATGGTGCCGTCACGCCCATCACACTGGCCGCCAGGCAGTTCTGCGAAAGCTACTGCGACCGACTGTTCACCCGCCAGACCTGGAAGGCGCACCTCGACCAGCTGGCCGAGGTACAGCTGCCCGGCGAGATCGGCATTGAGGTCCAAGAGATAACCTATCTCGATGCCGACGGCGAGCGCCAGACAGTCGACCCGAGCATCTACACCTGCACTCGCTGGGGCAATCTGGTGCTCAACCCGGGCCAAGCCTGGCCCGAGGGCAAGCAAGCGGAGATCATCTATGACGTTGGTCCCACCGACACCCCGGCTCAGGTCGAGCAGGCGATCCGGCTGCTGATCGGCCACTTTTACGAGCACCGCACGGCCGCCTCGGCCGACAAGATGCGCGACCTGCCGCTTGGTGTCGAATCCTTGTTGGCACGCCATCGAAAGGTGGGCGCGTGAATATCGGCAAGTTGCGCCATCGCATCAGGCACCAGCGCCTGGTCTCGACCACCGACGCCTACGGCGCGCCGGTCAAGGACTGGCAGACGGTTAATACCTACTGGGGGCAGATTTCTCCGAACAAGGGCCGGGAACCCCACGAGGACGCCCAGCCGCACGACGAGACCAAGGTCACGATCACGATGCGCTATCGCGACACCATCACGGCCCGCGACCGCCTGGTCCACGGCGGACGCATCTACAACATCGTCGATATTCGCGTGCCGAACTATCCAAACATGCTGATCATAGACGCCACGGCGGGATTGAGCAATGGCTAAAAAGCGCCAAACAATCAGTGGGTTAAAAGACCTGGCCCACAATCTTGAGCGCTTGTCCGACGAACTGCGCGAGCGCGACACGAATTACGCCACCCGCCAGGGTGCGCTCAACTTTCAGGCCGCAGCGAAGGCCCGCGCCCCCGTGGACACCGGCAAACTGCGCGACAACATTGTGGTGCGCAAGGATCGCAACACGATTTTCGATAGCGAATACTTCGTCGGCATCCGGCGCGTCGGCAGCGCCGACAACCCGCGCAACGCGTTCTACGCGTATTTCGTCGAGTATGGGCACGACACGCGCCCGACCACGGCCGACAAGGGCAGGCGCAAACACCGAGCAGGCCTGAGCAGCCGCACGGTGCCGGCACAACCGTTCATGCGGTCTGCTTGGGAGGCCGAGCGCGACAACGCAATCAAGACATTCCGCGACCGCGTTGCCAGGCGCATTCGGCTGCGCGGCAAGCAGGGGCACCTAGGATGAACGCTTCCGAACAAATCCGCCACGCCCTGGCCCGCAACCGCGACGTGACGGCGATTTCGTCCACGATCCGCCCGTCGGTGCTGAGCTACGACGACGCCCTGCCGGCCATCGTCTATCAGGTCATCCACACCGATCCGGCCACCTCGCTGCAGGGCGATACCGGCAACCTGGACCGGGTCCGCGTCCAGATCGACTGTTATGCGCACGCCTACGGCGAGGCGTACGCCCTGGCCGCGGCCGTTCGCTCAGCCCTGCAAAAACCAGTGCCGCTGAAGGTCGCGCCGCAGACTTCGGACGACCTGGCGCATGCCTCGTTCATCGGCTCGCACGCCGATTACAACGACACGACCGACACCCACCGCTGGGTGCTTGAGTTTTATATTTGGCAGCGGCCAGAGCATTGAGCCAGCCTGCACCTGCTGGCCAACCCTTTGTTACAGGTGCATTTTCTTCTTCAAAGGTAACAGACCATGAGCGACGCACTACGCACGCAAGGCATTAAGTTGGAGTTCACGACCGACGACCCGGAGTCCAGCCCGAACTGGCTGGAGATCGGCGAGATCACGAGCTTCGATGGCCCGAACAGCCAGACGAACGAGATTGAAGTTACGCACTTCGGCTCCACCCATGTCGAGAAAATCCCCGGCCTGCATGACTCCGGCGAGGTTTCTTTCGACTTAAACCTGGTGCCGTCCGACGCCGGCCAAACCGCCCTGCGCGAGGCCCAGGACGATGCCGCGATGGGTCACTTCAAGGTGACGTTGACCGACGCCGCGAAGACCACGTTGCAATTCGAGGGCCTGGTATCCGAGTTCAGCATCAGCGCGAGCACGGATGATCGCATTACGGGCACCATCACCATCGCCATCAGTGGCAAGGTCGAGTGGGGTGAAGCGTAATGGCACTCGATCGTGATGCCTTGAAGCGCGCCGCCTTCAAATCGGAAAAGTTCCACATCGAGGCCCTGGGCGAGGAGGTCACGCTGCGCGAGTTCAGCGCAGCTGACCGAATCAAAATCATGTCCGCTTTTCACGCCGCCGCCAAGGCGCCGGCCGATCAGCACATGGCCAAGGCCCAGGAGCTGACCGCCCGGCTGGTCCAGATGACGCTGGTCGGAGAAGACGGCATGCCGCTGTACGGACCCGACGAGACCGACGCCGTCCAGGACGACTTGCCTGGGGCGGTGCTGGATGAAATCGGCGACGCCGCGGCCAAGTTCGTCGGCCTGGGTGATGACGAGGACGACGACGAGGACGGCGCTGACCCAAAAGCCGAGCCGCCGCCCAGCGGTGGCGAGACGAGCGCTGGCAGTACCACTTAGCCGCGCACCTGGGTTACGCCAGCCGTGCCCGGATGCTGGCCGACTTGTCGGCCAGCGAACTTGATGACTGGTACAAGTTCATGCGCCACGAGCCAATCGGCCCCGAGCGCACCGACTACGGTTTTGCCCTGCTGGCGTCCATCCTGGCCAACGTCAACCGCGACCCCAAGCGCCGCAAGCCGTTTTCGCTCGACGACTTTCTGCTGTTCGAGCCGCGCGTACCGGCCGACCCAGTGGATTTGTCGGAGCAGCTGAAGACAGCGTTTGCCAAGCCGGAGTGAATAGGGCCGCCAGCACTGGCGGCCCTTTTTAATCTAACAATGAGGTAACACCATGTCGAATATCGTCGGTAATTTGGTAATCCGGCTCGCCGCCGACACCGGTACTTACGAGTCCGGCATCCGCAAGGCGCAGAAAATGACCGATCGGCGCATGAAAGCCATGGAGCGGCGGGTCAGAAAATGGCAGCGCAACTTCGGCCGCGCAATGCAGCGGGTTGGGCGAATCGCGAAAAGCGGCGCACTGGCTATCACCGGCCTGGCGGCGGCGTTCGCCACGCTGACCACCCGCACCTTGACTGCGGTTGCCAACCTCGGTGACATGGCCAACGCCATCGGCATCTCCGTCACCGACCTTACGCGATTACAATACGCGGCCGATATGACAGGCTCCAGTGCTAACCAGCTTGCCAATGGCCTGACCGTGCTGCAAAAGCGCGTGGGCGAAGGCTTCCAGAAAGGCTCCGGCCCTACGGTCGATGCCTTCAACGCGCTGGGTCTATCCATCGAAGACATCGCCGAGATGGACCCGGCGGAGCAGTTCATGACCATCGCGAACGCGATGCAGGACCTGGATTCCCAATCCGCACGCAATGCCGTGACGGCGCAGCTTTTCTCCCGCGCCAACCAGGGGCTGGTCAACACCCTGACCGCCGGCACCGAAGCCATCCGCGACTTATCCGACGAATCCGACCGCCTGGGCAACTCGCTGTCCGAGAACGAGGTCACCATGGCCGCGAAGGCCGCGGATGCTATACAACAGCTGAAAACGCAAATCTCCTCGTTGTGGCAGCGCCTGGTGATTAAGCTGTCTCCGGCCATCACCAAGTTGACGGAAAAAGTGGTCGAGTGGCTTGACTCCTTCGACGCCTCGAAGCTCAATCCGTTCTTCTTTAATGTCACAAAGAAGTTTAATGAGCTATGGAAAACCATGCGTCCTGTCATCATTGCCTGGACCGCATTCGAGGGAGGCGTACTTGGTGGCCGGCTGACTAAAACCCCGATGGGCGCAGCGAGCGGCGCTGTTGTCGGCACGGGACTGGGGCTTGCCTCAACCTATGATATAACTAAGCGGCTGGAGGCAGCCGACCCCCTGGGGCGTATCGAAAAAGCCGAGAACCGTATTGCGAGCATCAATCGGGGGATCACAGCCGCCTACAAGAACAACGACATGGAGCGGGTCCAGGAGCTGGCCGGCCGAGCCAAGGAACAGCAGCAAATCATTCGCGAAGCCCACAAGCAACTCGACGAGAATCAGGGACTGCTGGGCCTGTTGATTGACCCCGGCAACCTGCCCCCACTTCCTCAGCTCGGCAGCGGCGGAGGCAATAGCGGGGACGGCGGAACGAATGCGGCCCAGGCCGCAGCCGAAGCCCAGGCCGACGCTGCTGCCGCACGGGCCGCGGAACGCCGCCAATATGAACTTGACGGCCTAACCTCGTCGCTGCAGACCCAGGAAGAACGCATCATTGATTCGTATGCCAAGCGCCAGGGCATCATCACGAAGTACCATGAATACGGGTCCGAGGAGTACAGGAAATGGACCGAGCGGAACATGGAGCAGCTGGAACAACAGCTTGAGCATGCCCGGCAGACCTATGACGCCATGGCGCTTGACACGGAGCGCTATGCCAAGGACGGCGCCGACGCGCTCACGACGTTCCTGATCAACCCCTCCAAGCAGGGATTTGATGACCTGCTGCAGGCCTGGCAAGCCACGCTGAATCAAATGATTCACGACATCATATCCAGCAACATATTGCAGATTGGCAAA